TTCCGCTTCTGCAGTTTTCGCCTGCTCTGCGTAGTACTGATGTCCGGCCTCAATGTAGTATTCTACATCCGACTTAGCTGGACCATTGTCCAACACTCGCAACTTCATTGCCTTAGCTGATATATCTCCGTATCTACCGCTCTTAATATCGTCGTGTAGCACTTGAATGTCCTCTGGCTTACCCTTGAAGTAGTCTCTAGACTTGGCATCCCATTGTCTATCTACAATACTCTGTGTAATCTCAAATTCTTTATCAGTACTTATGCTAGATACTACATCATCTATCTTAAGCTGTTGCTCAGTACGTCCGTACTCTCTCGGTTGATAACTAGCAGCCTTTTCCTCATCAATCTCCATTGTGTCTACTCCGGCAATCTTCGACATAGCGCTAAATGCTTCTACATTACCTTTCTTCATATCTACTAATAGATTTAAGTCATCTGCTGTAATTTCATTATCTACCATGATGCTGATATTCTTCCTATGTGGAGCAATCTCTTGCATCTTCTTTGTATAATCTAACGCCTTTGGTGCCAGTTTTATTAGCTCTTCTTGTGTAAGTTCTAACTCTGTTCCGTGTGCTTTAACTTTATACGTTGATATCTTAGGTTCTTCTGTTTTAGCTTCTACTTCTTTTTCAGGATTGTCTTCAGCGTCTTTGTCAAGCTCCCTATCAGAGTCCTTATCTTCTGCTTCATCTTCATCTTCAGTTCCATCTTCCTGAGTATCTTCAGTTTTGTCGGAGTCCTCATCAGGTTGTTCCAATTCTTCTTCATCTTCCTCTGGGATAGCTTCTTCGTTCTCTTCGTCTTCTGATTCTTCCGAATCTTCATCCTCGTTGACATCGTCTACTTCGTCCTCTTCATATACGGCTTCAGGTTCGTATTTCTCTTCTACCTCGTCCATATCCAGGCTAACTTCTTCATCCATTGCTGCTTTAGCTTCACGAAAGGCTGCTTCTTGAGCCTCTTCGTCCATAGCATAAAACTCATCTTCTGTAAGTTCCGCCATACTATTCTACCTCTGGTCCTTCTAAGTCAGAAATATCTTCCTCAGCTATGCCACCAATGTTCTTAATAGTACTAAAGTGATCTTGTAACGTACTGATAGCTACTAACGCTTCCATAATTTCAGGCCTTGTTCCTGTCTTCTTCGCATAGTCTGTACCTAGCATACTTACGTTGTCTAATGCTCTGTCTTTGAAGTAACCTTGTAGGATTACTAACTGAAAGTCTTTATTGCTCTCTAATCTTGTCAGTGCTTCGTATTGGTCGGCCCAGTATTGAGTCTCCACCATTTCCATCTCTTGTTCAGTTTGTGGGTTGTTTGCGTTCATGCAAGTCCTTAATTGTTGATTTTGAGTTTAACGACATCTTCTAGTCGAACACTATTATGTTCTTTATTACTGGTATTATAGCACCCAGTTCCTTAATTCAAGCTTACGCCATCAGTCCTTGAGCTTGTGCTATTCCACCACCTTGTACACCTCTAGCTAGTCCTTGCTCCTGAGCAACTTGCCCTTGTAGCATTTGCATAGCCATCTCTAGTACTTCCATTGGTACTCCCTGAGCTAGTAACTCATCTGGGTTCGCGCCTTGTTGTAGCATCATAGCTACCTCTTCTACCATTCTTGGGTCAACCTGACCCGCTCCTGTTGCTAATCCATTTGCCATTACTTACTTCCTTCTTTCTTGTTTTTGAATCTGTATCCTTGATAATTGTACATACCTTCAGCTCTTCCTGTACATCTATCCCTTACTATGTGCTCACCTACCCCATTGTCCTCAGCAGCTTGCAGTATTGATGGGTAAGTACATACAGTATTACCGTCCATATCGTATTTTTCTACTTCTATAGCGTTATGAGCCACCTTGCGTTCGGTAAGTACTGCTTGGTTTCCTACCAGTGTCCAACCTTTTGTATGGTTTCGCTTACCTGTAGTTACACTATGTAGGTTTCCTTTACTAAGGTTATACTTATCTACCATACCTTTTAGTGTAAGCTCCTCAACTCCGTAATCCTTATGCTCAAACTTGTATACCGGATCTGTGTCATAGTTACCTTCATCTCCTACCCATATGAACCAACCTCTGCAATGGTCACGTTCTCCTTTAGCTACGTATCTAACGTAACCTGGGTGTAGCTCGTACTTCATACTTAATTCATGTACTGTACACGTCTCAGTAGTATTGAGCTCCTTATTGTAGAATGTAAATTCATCATCATTAAACAACGCGCCATCACCTCCGAGCGTTAGGTTATACCCATTCTCAAACGTATCACATTGTTTTATGTAGAATTTCTCTAGTGCGTTAGCCTCCTCTACAGTATCAATACCTTCTATGATCACTTCATGCTTCCAGTTGTCTTCTCCGTACAGCCTAATAGCTCTATGAAAGTGCTTATCACTTCCCATGCTAGCATCTCTGCAGTGCTCTTTCCATCTTAACTCCATAGATCGCTTGGTAAGTCCTACGTAAGACTTACCTGACCTTTCACTTGTATGCTTGTATATTACCCACTGCGTCATTACTTAGTACCTTTTTCTTTACCATGCATAGCGTCAAAAGCCTTTTCGTCTAATTTACTTAGGCGATCAAATTCCTTCTCTTCCATTTTTCTTGCATGAGCTATTCCACTATCTCTCTCAAGGAAATCTAAATCAATTCTATCTGCTTCACTTTCTATTTTACGAGCAGACGCCATTTCTTTTCTTGCTTTAGCTTCTTTCGCAAATGCATCAATTTGATTCTCTTGAGCTCTTGCATTTCTGTCATTAATCTCAGCTTCTAACTTCATGTTCTCTAACTCAGCTTTTCTTACTGCAGCTGCTTCCATTCTCATCTGTGTCTCAGTAGGTTGAGGTGGTTGCCAGTTTCTGTATTCTTGAGCTAGTTCTGGTTGCTTAGTTAAGTCTGCCCACTGAGCTAGCATCTTGTACTGCATCTCTTCACTCATACTCTGACCTTGAGTCTGTAGCATGAATGTAATCTCTTGTGCCTTAGCTGCATTATCTTCATTAGTACTTACCGTAATCTCGATATCGATGTTACCTTCTAGGTCATCTCTTCTAATTTCAACGAACTCGTTATTAGTCATCCTAACTACTTCTGTATCATCTAGGAACTCTGCATTGTAACTCATCCATTTTCTCATTAACGGCTTAACTAAGTTCTCACTTATGTTCCTAACGATATTCAGCCTTCTTGTACTAGTTGCATCTAACGCGCCTCTAACTGAAGTGGCAGTACTTCCTAGTGAGTTACCGCTGATTCCACCACTGAACGACTTAACTCCAGTAATTGACTCAATCTCATTGTTCATCATACCTAGCATATCGAATGCACTTCCTGGTATACTGTTGTAGCTACCATCCCAGAAGTCATTTGGTGTACCGTTGAACTCGAAGTTCTCTCCATTGATGAACTTACGTCTATTAGCTACATCAAGTGCTCCTTTACGGATACCTTTCTGCCCATTATTACTTTGAGCCATATTATCAATAATACCTCTAGTAATTGCTGTCTTGATCTTCTGATTGTCACCTATGAACTCTGCATTAGCTTCTCCATGCATCTGGAATGGTACACTATTGAATGGTACTACTATGAATGGTGGTTTACCGTCTGGGTACGGGTTATCCTCTAATCTAATAACTACGTCATCTATCCATGTACATACTATCGGTTCTGTAATTCCATCACCATCTACATCATAGTTACCCCAGTACTCGTATACAACCTTCTTCTTTCTCGGGTCATCTTCGAACCTGAACTCAGTCTCATCTTCACTATCGAAGTCTACTTCATTCTCACCTAGTGAACCTTTAGCTACCTTATCTAGATTCTTATATCTACCATCTGACTTCAGCGTACTCATATCAGTCTCGTACCTATATATTACGAACTGGCACTTGTCCATATCATCCATACAAGTCGGATCTATGTATATGTCTTCATTTCTACATACTATAGCAGTTGGTCTATTAGTAATGATCCTAGTCTCTGTCACAGTCTGTGTACCTAGTATCATCTCTGATCCATCTGGCATTCTTCCAATAATAGGAACTTCTACTTCAACCTCTTCATCTTCATAATCCCAACCACATTGAATAACTGCTGTACCTTCCATATCTAGTACTTTAGCTGCTTTAGTCATGAAATTGTATCTATTGAACTGTCTACAGAACTGTGTATTTAGTACTAGCTCATTCTGCCTAGCTGACTCTACGTCCTCTGCAGTAACCGGAGTAGCTTTAATTATATCAACTGCACTTACGAACGGATCTATAATAGTAGAGTGCTGCCACTCACTTTGCTTCTTTATATCTCTAGATACAATAGCTGACTTGCCTTTTTGTTCATTGCCGTATGGTTCGCCGTTATAAGCGCTAATCCATCCTTCAATCTTACCTTGTAAGTCGTCATGCATCGGCTCAGCGGCTTTTAGGTCAGCCTTGAGACCTTTAAGTAATTTACTTTTATTTATTTTCATTTATACTTCCTGTTAGCCATATTATACCTACTCCTTAGTTAAACTACACTTAAGTTACATCTGCTTTACGGATATGTGTGGCATGTCTCTTCCGCCACCGATATTGTAGCCGAATCCGAACTCTAGTGACATCCCTAACTTCATACTCGCTCTCATGAACGCTCTGTACATCTCCATATAAGCTAGCTTAACTTGATCATCTGCTACGTCCCATGGGTCCATTCCCTTTACATATGGTATCACATCAATAGCTAACCCTAACTGGTGATCACTTATACGCATCTGCCCATCCAACTCACTTGCACCCTTATCGAACATAGCTTTCTGCTCACTTTGAGTTCTTAGCCCATCAATCACACTGAAGTCTACTGTTGAGTACTTTAACGCCTTTTCGCACAGCCTCTTTACTCTTTCATCTACTCCATCTAACTTTTCTTTACTTTTCTTACCAAACTTGAATTTACTCATTTATTATCCTTTGTTTATTACTTTGCTTATTACTTTTTTCCAGCTCTTTATTGAGCAGTACTGTCAACATATCAACTTGCTTTTGCAGGTCTATTGCTGTCTGTGAGTCCCTGATACGCTTATTGTAGTACGCTACCTTTTCAGGCTCTTCATAACCCTTAAACATATCAATACCGAAGTTAAGCCCTATAGTCATAATAAACACTGCTATGGACACGTATATAGTCTGCTTAGTTTTGATCTCACTAAACGCCACAGTCTGCTCGTTAACAGCTGCAAGCATTTGCCCATTAGCATCTGAGTTCTCTTTTCTCATACTCTCTATTATACTATCAGTACTATCTTGCCTGCTATTTACATCATCAATTCGTAAATTTATCTGGCTTACTACCATCTCATCCATACCCATCAGACCTAATCCTTAAACTCATACTTATTTGCTATTGTCTTAAGGAACTCTCTTCCTTCTCTACCGAAGCACGCATCCGATGCATCTATAGCTTCCATCAACTCATCGTGCATCTCTGTTATGTCTCTACCTACACCACATATTGCATACAGTGTACCTTCTAAGTTGTATACAGGACTCTTATGTACTTCTAGCTTCATCTGCTTACCGTTTATATTACCAAGCTCAAGGAACCTTCTAGCCTTTTCCGTGTCCTTAACTATCACATCTGAATTAGCACAAGTCTCACCGAATGTGTGGTTAGCATTACCCACCCTAGCTTTGAACTCAGTAGCTATCTCTGCATCAGTTTTGCCTTTTAGTTCGTCCCATGTCATCCCATAGCAGAAGTTTACCATGAACGCCTTATTAGCCATTATGTACCTACCGTCAATGTCCTTAGCCCATACCATATCAGGTAAGTGGTCTATAACTTGCGTAAACATATTATTAGCTTCCTTGTACTTCAACTTAGCTTGCTGTAAATCATCTCTATGCCTTTTGAGCATGTCATCCTTACATACCATGCAATCCTTGAGCGTCTTATGCGTAGCTTCAACCTTTGCTACTGACTTACCTATACCGAGTACGTCTAACCTACCTAGTAACCTAGTTGTAGCCTTCTGTACTCTATTCCACATATCGTTCATACCTACTTAACCTGCTAATCTATTAATCTGTGTAGTCTTATCCTGACTTCCTTTACTAGACCCGTAAAAGAAGTTAATTATTGTAGCTACTATAGTACCTAACAGGAACCCTAGTATAGTGTCTGCGAATCTCTCACTACCAGCTGGTATATCAATAAACGTAATCCCGAACATGAACGCTATAGCTGCTATACTCCACAACGTAGCGAAGTAGTATATGAACCTCTTACTGAACTCATCATCTTGCTCCAACGCAGTCTTCTGCATGTCTCTAGCACTAGCTGTATTCTTTGCATGGTAAGCTAGTAACTCACTTTCATGCTCTCTTTGGAACTTCTTCAATTCAGCTATTTCTTCATTTGTTACTGACCCTTTACTTAGGTCAATTCCTGTCTTCTCACTCACTAGCTCTATTGCTTTGTCAGCTCCGCCTTCTATGGCATTACTTAGTACATCTAGTCCTTTCCCTGCTAGCATACTTACTATTGGTGCTAATATTGGTAACATATTTATCTCCTTGCCAATACCACATAACCGAATACCTTAGTGCTCAGTTTACGTAGTAGTATACCTATTCTCCAGTACTTACTTAAGTCTGTCATGTTGTATACTTTCGTATACTCTTTTATTCCTAACCATCTTTGACAGTTGCAATCTAGTACCATATCATCTCTAATTGCTATGCAATGTCCTTCGCCATTAATTCTACAATAGTACAACTCAGCATCAACTAACTCATCAGTTAGCTCTTGTAGTGCCAGCAAGTAGCTCTCGCAGTCTGCTTTGTACTTTCCGCCTATTGGTGCAGGTACTTCCCATACTTCTACCCTACCGAACTTCTGTAAGTCCGATTGGTAGGTGTATACTTTGTTGAATTCGACTAATGTCATTTGTTAGCCCTAATGAACTCTCTAGCTTCTACTCTCTTAGCGATTGTTTCTTCTAGTATCTCACCATCTTTACATATGTATGATGGAAACTCTCTGTTGTCTGTCTTAGTAAGGAAAGCTTTTGCTTCCTTAACTGCCTGAGCTGTATCTACTAACGCTTCTAATTCCTCTTGTGTTCGTTTCACTATACAATCCTTGTCTTCATATTACTAGCTATTAAAGATTTAATCTTAACCTTATCAGGTGCTGTTTGAGTCCACTCATAATCTGTACCTAATACCGCACCACCCCAATAGCTATTACTATCATAGTTTACAGTTACACCATCACTAATTGGACTTACTGTACTATCATCTGTTTTAAGTACGATAGCTAAGTCTAGTGTAGTTGTAGTAGCTGGAAAGTTAGTGTCTTGTACTGCTTCTAATTGAGCTTTAGGCATCTTATTAGATGCTATATCCATAGCTTCGCTTAATGCTCCATATACATTGTTTCTAGTAGCTGGTGTCCAAGTTTCAATAGTATAAGTAACACTTGAGTTATACTCCCAAGTACCACCATTACCTCTAACAATACTTCTATCACCTTCTCCATCTTTCATTACAAAGAAACTGCTCTTGTTATCTGTAGATAAAGCATAATGTACATCTTTACCATTATCTGTTTCATTAACTGTCATTGAGTTAATATCAGTCCATAAATCTGTAGATATTGTAGGAGATATAGCTGTAAGGTTTTGGTTTGATATATACACAACTGAACCAGTGTCATATTTATATACGTTGTCAGTAGTTTTTCCGTGCATAAACATTTCAGCACCACCTTTACTAAAAGCAACTGATGTTACTGTATCGTCTTCTGTGTTTACATTAAAAGAAGAATCTACACTAGCTGTTGATAAATCATAAGGAGTACTTAAAACTATTTTGGTAATTAAGTTATCTATTGCTGACGACATTACTACAATTTTACCATCAGTAGATACTTCACAAAGACTATTGTCTGTTGTAAGTGAAAGGCTTGACACTGTAGAGTAAGAAGCTGTTGATAAGTCATAAGGAGTAGTTAAACCATATTGATATATTTCTCCATAACCAGCATATATTTTGTACCCATTATCAGCAAATCTTACACCTGTGATTATTGTTGTTCCAGTAAACATAACACTTACATTATCATACACTGCTGTAGTAATGTCCCAAGCAGTTGATAAAGTATATGAATATATACTGTCATTCCCAAGCCCAGCAAGTAGCATTTTTGTCCCATCAACACTAAAATCAATACTTTTTGGAGCTGAATCTTCGCTAGTAACTGATTTGCTATTTAGATAAGATGCAGTTGTTATATCGTAAGGACTTAATAATGTATATCTATAAACTGTGTCAGTCCCGAAGCTTAATAAATACATACTGTATCCATCATCACCAAATACAATGTCATCCATATTACCATCTTGTGCTATAACGCTAAAAGTATCTGTTGTATATATAGCATTTGATATTGAGTATCCGTTGTTAACTCCGCTACACTCAATTCCATCATCACTAGCACTAATACCATACATATTCCAATCACCACTAGCAATAGTAATTGTATCATTAAAGTCAGTAGTCACTGTAGCACTACCATCAGTAGCTGTTAGAACTACTTCACCACCATTGCCTACTATTCTCATACCTACATTGTCTGCTGTAAAGTTTCCAGTTCCTAATGTAAGTGTAATATCCCCAGTTGTAGCACTAGGTGTTATTGTAGTATCTAAAACAAAATCTTCATAAGTGTAGTTTGTACTATCTACATTCCAATCATTATTACTTTGTCCTATTTGCGGTAACTCTTTAGCTACACTAACTACAGGTAGACTCTTAGCTTCTAACATAACTATAATAGATTCTTCATTTGCATTGTATGTCTTTGTCTGTTCCGCTAATGTACCTTGATTACCATCCACATTAATTACAGGGTTGGCTGGATCAGTAGCGTCTACAGTAACTCCTGTACCTGCAACTACATTGGCTACTACCTGTGTATTCTCGATAGTGTCTACTCTATTCTCAAGAGCATCTACTTCTTCTTTTTTACTTAGTAGTATATCTGTACCACTTGCTGTACCTACACCTACCCTACCTTCGTCACCACCTGCAGCGTAGGCATCATAACCCAACATACCTTCTGGTAGTGAACTTTTGGTACCATCTGTATTTATATATAGTATCTTACTCATTATAATCCTTTTAATTGCCTATTATAACAAATCTTACCTTAAGTAATACTTTACCACTCTACTGTACTAGTTAGTGTACTGATGGTGTTTGTATTAGCTACTAACGTAGCTCGTTCCACTAACGTGTATACCCCATTAGTAGTACCATCAGTGTGGTTATCTGTATTACGATTATTCGTATCTCTTGCATCAAGCTGAGCAGTTATTTCAGTATTTGCTAACTTAACCCTCTCCACATCAGTATACTTATTAGTATTAGCAATACCTTCGTACAGTGCCTCAATGTCAGCTGCTGTTAGTGTGTTACTTACCATAGCGTATACTGTACCAGTCCATCTATACGTACTAGTGTCACCTCCACTTGTCTCATCAGCTACTACTATATATATCTTGCCAACCTCTCCACTTGCAGGTAAATCTGCATATGCAGCTACTTCCACTATATCATCTACATAACTTGGTAACTGTGCTGCATCTATCAACCCTAACCCATTCAGCCCGACATAACCATCAGGCGTATTCTTATTAGCTTTAAGTTCTACATCCAGTACATCAAGTTTAGTACTTAGTAGTGTCAGGTCTATTACCTTTAGTTGCTCACCGCCTACTAGGGGTGTGGTTAACTCTACTGTAGTACCATCTACTACCGTGTATTCAGCTATGCTACCATCCACCAGTATGAGTACCTTACTTGAGTCTGCCACACTTATACTAGCTTGTCCTGCTGTGCCTACAGTTATTATGAATGCCTCTACGTCGTCTACTAACGCAAGTACCTTATTCTCTGTACCTGTACCTATGTACACTCTACCGTTATCACCTGTACCCGACAGGTCAATACCGAACTCACCTCTAGCTAGGAGTTCTCCAGCTCCTAACCCTTGCGTATCTACTCTTCTAATTCTTGCCATCTATGCTCCTTATGCCACTGTAAAATCAGGGCTCTTACTAATAGTACCCTCAACGTCTGCTTGATAATGTAAGTCTGCTTGTATCCCGTATATAGCTCCTGCTACATTCTCGCTTAGTAGTATAACTTGTGCAAGTACTACAGTATCCGGCTCTAGTAAATCGAACGCTTGCGCATCATTACACTCCAATACGATATGCTCTCCCGGTACTTCTAAGCCTGTATACGTGTAAGTCATATCTACATCTGTAGTAGCGGCAGTCAGGCTCTCACCTTGACTGTGACCTCTAGCTATTACGTGACTGAACCTCCACGTTACCTGAGCTCCTGCACTTTGAGAATCTGCACACATGAAGTGAATATGTGGGTAAGCATCTGTACCTAACGCATAATCATGATTTACGTGGTAAGCTACTGGTAACTCCTCACCGGCGGCCCACTGTGACATTACTATCCCATTACCTATGTCTGCCCATGCTGGTTCGTTAATTGCCCCACCTCTTGCAGGGATGAATTCAGCAATCAAATCCTTCCATATCAATCCATGCATCGGTATACCACCAACTTGTAACTTATGGTCTGCTGTTGCGTTCGGTAAGTCAGCTACTAGGTTTATTCTAAGCGTATCACTATCTGCGCTAGAATTACTAAGTCCTGTAATGGCACTAATCGGATGCTGATTTACGGCATCTCTTGCTCTTAGCTGATCGTGTCTTGTAGCTAATGGTGTATTTGTATTTGATGCGTTTCCGTTACCAACTATATACGATACAGTCTTATTGCTATTTGACGTAGTACTTGCGTACACTCTTATTCCATACCTAGCTGTTGCACTTACTACTTTTACTGGCTCTGTTACTTCGAATTCTATATGGCCTACTGTAGTTGTTAGCTCTGGACTAATCGATGTGAATAGTGTAGTCTCTACTCCAGTTCCATCTTCTTTCATGAACCCTTCGTACCGTAATCTAGTGTCTCCGTTATCATTATCTACACTTCCATAGAAGTTAGCTGTCCACTTACCTGCGTCAATTACTGTAACTCCTATTGGTAAGCTGAACAGGTATGTCTCCATTAGTTGCTCGCCTCCACCACCAATAACTACAGCCGCTACAGTAGTTTCTGCAACGTCTGGTGTGTAGCTTAATGTCTTGTAGCTCCCCTCAACCGTTGATACTACATCACTGAAGTACAACGCAGCAGCGTACCCACCACTACCAGCAGCAATTGTCAAGTCACCACTACCAAGCAGTGTGTCCCCGTTTACACTCTTAATATTAGTTTGATTCACTAGCTGATCTTGCTTTGTGCCTATCTGAGCAGCTGTAGTTGCGGCAAAGTTCGGATCGTCACCTAGTGCGTTAGCTAACTCGTTTAACGTATCTAACGTACTTGGAGCCGCACCTACTAATCCTGCTATCTTTGCATCCACTTCCGCACTTGTATCTGCATCAGTTATCCCATACCCTGCTAATGTAATAGCATTGTCAGCTTTACCGTTTAGTGCTGTTTGTGTCGCATTACTTACTGGCTTATTGACATCACTAGTATTATCTACTTGATTTAACCCTACTTGTGCTTTAGTCACACTGTGTGGGTTATCTGTTCGTAACGTATGTGCGTTACTACTTGATGCACTTATCTCCAGTAAGTCTAAATCTACATGTTGTGTTACCGCTATATGCCCAACTTTGGTTTTATCTACTGTAGTGTACTTTTCTGTACCTATAGTACTTTCGTATAGTGCCTCTATTTCACTTGCAGTCTGATCTGCTGTTGCTCCAGCTTCCACCCCGCTTAGGTCAACACCAACTGCACCTGTTATATCCAAGTTAGTAAGCGCCACGTTACCGTCCCTACCATTAAAAGAGCTAACTACTCCTGTATTTACTAAGTCCGCGAAGTTGGTCAACGCTTCTCCGAACTCCTGAGCTGTTCCTGTATATCCATACTTAGTTACATAGGAGTACGCATCATCACCATTTCTAACTTCGAACCCACCTATGTTTATAGTCTCATCGGCATCTCCATACATCACGTACGTATCAGTCTCTCCTGGTGTTTGGAAGTCTCCTTCTGGATCAGTAGTACCTACAGCCGTAACATGGTGTACTCCTTGTCCTTGGTCGCCCTTCTCACCTTTCTGCCCTTCAACGCCCTGAACTCCTTGAATCCCTTGTATACCTCTAGGCCCATCTTCTCCTTGGTCTCCTTGATCACCTTTAATTACTCCAGTATTATGGCTAGTCCCATCACTGAACACTATAGTAATGGTATTATCATTATTATTAGTAACGCTTGTAACTGTTAGATTATCTCCATCAACTCCATCATTACCTTGTGGTCCAGTAGTACCTTGTAGTCCTGTGTCACCTTGCTCACCTTTAGCCCCTCTTACAGGGTCACTAGTAAACACCGTACCGTCACTGAACGTCAATGTAATACTATAATCTGGGTTACTTTGTATGTCTGTAACTGTTACACTATCACCTTTATCTCCTGTATTACCTTGTACGCCAACAGGTCCTTGATTGCCTTGTGGGCCTTCTGGACCTATGTCGCCTTGCGGACCTTGACTTATGTTCTCATCTATTATTATTTGCTTTACAAACTCTGTAAAGTCTCCTACTATTTGTGCCATTAACTACTCCATTCTATTGTATCTACAGCTTCTGTATAACCAACTATATTAGCTTCTAAGTCACCACCAACCAGTGTGAATTCGTACACAGGCGTCAGTCCTATGTCACCTTGAAGGCCTCTTTCACCTTGATCACCTTTTTGCCCATTACGTACATCGATGTGCCCTAAGTTAATCAACTCATCAGCATCACCGTATATAGTATATGTATCTACCTCACCTACAGTACTAAAGTCACCTTCAGGATCAGTGGTATTAGTAGGTGTTACATGGTGTACGCTTACACCTTGCTCCCCTCTAGCTCCTTGTTCACCGTCAATACCTGCCGGCCCTGCTACATTACTCTTAAACGTACTAACGTTATTAAGTAAGAACTCCTCTGCTGCTTCTTCTATCTTATCGTGTATATTGAATATAATAGTACTCATTACCACTCCTTCTCAGTAGCATCTGCTACAGTTACATTCACACTGCTTCCATTTATGTCTGCGTAAGAAGCTACATCATAAACTAGGTTACCTGCACCGTCCACATCAAACTCTACTACAGGAGTAAGCCCGTTGTACCCTGATGCACCTCTAATTCCCTGCAAGCCGCGTAACCCCTGCAAACCTTGTAGTCCTCTTATCCCTTGTATACCTTGTACACCTTGTGGGCCTACAGCACCTTCTAATCCGTCCTGTCCGTCTTGTCCATCAGCACCTGTATCACCTTTTGGTACCGTTAAGGTAGTACCATCCCACGTCACATTACTGCCAGGTGCTCCGGTAGCTACCGTCATATTGATGATGTTTAGCATGTTAGCCAATGTACCATCTGTAATAGCTGTATTAATATCCTCAATAGCACCTATTTGTTCTGCTACGGATCGTACTACATCATACTTACTATCTATCTCCCTATCAACAGCTAAGTCAACTGGAGACGTAAAACTAGTCTGTCGTCTCATCTACACCCATCCTTTTTCTTGTATATTCCTATTAAGTGGTCCATCTGCAGTCATTACACCCAAGGTCTTAGCTCTTTGTACACTTGCTTCAAACCTTTGATAGTGCGTGTTATTCTCTGCTTGTATATTACCATCAATCGAACCATGTCCTCTATACCCTATGTAGTGCAACAACGCCTCTACTAACTGTACTGGCAGATCTATATCACTAGCTAGTATCTCTGGTGTGTTCACTATCAATGTTGGTTGTTTTACATATATCACACTGATATACGCACCACCAGTAGCCACAGGTACTTGAATCTTATTCCAACTAATCGTCATAATACTTAACGGATCGTCTTCTCTATTAATCCCAATCTCAGTTCCATCTTCCTCATACGCTGCACTTATGTACATCAAGTCATTAGGTAGCTTGTACACTGTATCACTTATTCTTTCATAGCTATCATTGTTATCAGTTATTCTACCCAACTCTATAATGACTTCTTCTGTATCAAGAGGGAACCTCTTATACAGCTCTATCATCCCTAAGTTAATGAATGATATAACAGAGTCAGTATCATCCTTAACTGCTAACTTTTTTAACTCGCCTTTAACAGCTAAGTCTATTACTTTTTCTACTGTCATTTCTATCCTTTAAATCCCCATTATAGCAATTTTATCCTTAATCCACTATTAACTAGAACACTGTTGAACAACCTGATCCATGATCCTCATCATGATTGAACCTAGCCCATATACTATCGATAGCTTCCTCATCACCGAACTCACCGCTTACCTGCTCACTCGGTAACCTAATATCAATCATACCTAACTGACTAATGCAGTCGATCGCGTCATCATGACCCGCAAAGCCACTATATGTAGTATACTTCAACTGCTTCATAGTCTCCTGCATATCTGGCGTATCAGCTAGCTGTTGCGGAAACCACATCTTCTTATTCTGGAACTGTGGTAACATATATCTGAACCTCTCATGTTTATTAGTACCTGTACCCTTACTCAGTATCCCCTCTCTAGTAATTGGAGCACCTTTCTGTTTAGCAAAGCTGAAGTACTGATTCCTTTTCTGCATCATCTCTTTTAGGGCAAACACGTGAGCCTTCTGCTGTCCATCTACCTCAATACCTACTTCAATGTGGTTTCCGTACCTACCCCATGTTTGTAGCATCCTAAACAACTCATTATACTGCTCTTGTATTCCTTGTCTTCTTACACACACATCCAGCAGGAAGTAGTCCGCATTATGACTCACAGCCCATACCATCAATCCACTGAAGTCACTCTTAGCTTCACTTGTAGTTGTGAAGTCAGTAGTTATGTACAGTGTATACGCACCTAAGTTCTGCATAATATTCTCTCTATTGTACTCCTGAATCAAGCTGTCTGGTACCATTCTATCTTCTTCATTCGCCATCTTAAGCATACGCTCTTGATTGAACGCTCTAGTAGTATTACTCTTAACTGCTTGCAGGTACTGCTCCCTAACAGCTTCATACGGATGCATTTCTACCCACGCACCTCTGAACTCCTCTTCAGTAGTAGTCTCATCTATCTTCTCACAAATCGGTATAGCTACAGGTGTGTATGATCCATCTAGTAATGTCTTAACATTTGGGTCTCTCATATGGAATGGTGTAAACACGTTAATTATCTTACCTTTACCTCCACCTTTCAGTGCATTGATCGCATCGGCATTAATCATATCCTCTAAGTTACCCATTATCGTCTCTGAGTAAGCAGCTGCCATATTTGGTATGATATCATCGAACAGTATCCAATCTGGTCTATGTGCACCATGATTCGATCTAACCCCCCTGATATTACCTGAACTCGCCCCCATAGTCCTTAACAGGAACACTCTCTTATCTAGCTTCTCATTAGCCTTAACCGGCTTTCTAACCCACTCAGCCTCTGTTTCGGTAAACCTCATACTCTCGAAGTAACTCTTACAGAACTCGCTATCTTCACACATCGATCTCAACGCAAGCGCCATTACACGCCCCCCACCTTGTGCACTAGCACCTACAGCTAGTATAAAGTATATTGGTCCATAATTTGGTACCTCGCCCTTAACTGCACAGTAAACAGGTAGGAACGCTGTAATTACACTCGACTTACCTAATCCCCTACTCATCATAATAGCTATACGTTTATTATTGATATTAATCTTATCCTGTACTTCCTTACTATACGGGTAATTCTCTCTAGTTATGTTACCGAACAGCAAGTCTACTATCCAGTAGTGTACCAACGGTGAATCGAACTCAAAATCCGCTCCATTAACTAACCTCATTATATTGAAGAAGTCAATCGCATCAGCACTAGGTATATAGTTCCTGAACTCCAAGTCTATATTAAGTAGTGCTTCTTCTATATCAAATACGCTATCGTTATGCTTAGCCATCTACTATCTCCGCATCAAGTACTACTGCACTACCTAGCTTCTGCGCATCTTTCATACTATAACCATTCTCCAGCATCTTTCTCTGGTTATTAGCTAGTACAGCTAGTTGTTCATTCAACTGTGTCTGCATATCTTTAGTCTCTGCACTCATACCTACACTCAATTCTATCTGAGCATTCTCTGGTGGCTTAACATGTGTCAGTAACTTATCAGCAGCATTAATTCTATCCTTACTATGGTAGGCACCAGTCATCTCCTTAGCTAGTACAGCTACAGCTTCGTACCTTGATGATTGAAACATTAGATGCAATGGCATATCACTCTGTGTCAGTATCTTCTGTACCATCGGAGTACGTCTGAACCTACTAGCTGCGTTAGTTAGCTCTCTGTATTCCATACTCTCAGTGTCTACACCAATCCTGTCTATAACAAACTGATCACTTGCTCTAGCTCTTCTATACGCCTCTGTAACGTTCTCTTCTGATTCCAAGTATGCACAGAACTTCAACGCATTGATGTAGTTCCTCATCGAGTACTGACCTTCTAGCATTACATTACTATATGTAAGCAAGTTATCCATGAACTCATCACCATTGAACATCGGATCACTATTAGCTTCATTAAGCATTCTAGCTGTCTCTTCTGTAATCGTATTCTTCTTAGCTGGGAATAGTTCCTTTAGCTTCTCTACTGTATACTCAGTAGTCTCTCTTTTTACTATACCTAAGCCCATTAGTAACTCACTAGACCTAGGTCAATCATTAGTAGTAGTCCAATAATTGAAGCTGCTAATATAGCTATCTTGGTTTGCTCTTCTAACCCTATCATTTATTACCCTTTACTTTTCTGTGCTTTAATACCATTATCATTCAGGTACTTAACCACATAGTCATCACTGTCGAGTACTAACTCAACACCATTATCCACAGCTAGTCTATAAACCCACTCTGCTTCATCTTCTTGTCTATTATCTGTAGTATAATCACTACTTTGTATTGTTCTGATATGCTGGAACACTTCGTCTACTGTATAGATACCGAACTCAACACTTTCGTCAAGTCTTACTATACCAGCTATACCACTACTATCTTTAATCATAGTTTATCCTTTAATACCTAATTATACAGTACTAAGCCTTAAACTACGGTTAGTGTTCCTTATTCTTGTACTTGGCTTTCCTACTATACTTCGTCTTATCCGGAACACTTTTAGTCCTCAGGTCAATCTCTCGTCTAGCGAATAGCTCTTTATTATAGTCTCGTTTTTGTTTGGTACTCATATACCTATATCCTTGCCCATAGATGCTTCGACTTCTGCCATTTCTTTACGCAACAGTTCGTATGCTTTAGCTTCTCTAATACGCACCACCTCAGATTTAGTAATTCTGTCAACTAGTACTTGTAACAGTTTATCAACTATGCTTACGATATCTTGTAGCTCCTTATGGCATAATGGAACTACCTAATCATTTAGCATAACATTCCTTTCATTTGATGACAGCGTAACCACATCTGTTTTTGTGTAGTACTGCAGTAGCTCTCTATCAGCAGTAGCTAGATACTTATCTGCATCATCTAAGTACACCACATCATAGTGTGATACGAATTCTATTTTTTCTTGTATATTCATTTTATTTCCTTTGTGCCATATTTAGTATGCTCGTAGCTATACTCTTCCTCTTCTCTCTGTAACCTAAGTAACTTACTTCTAGTTACTACATATTTCCTAACCTCATTCTTCGTATAGAACCAATTTGGTAACCCATTCAGCAGCTCTAGTTTATCCAGTTCATAGCTAGTATCTATATCCTCTTCTACATCCTTACTCACTACTAGCTGCATCTACTACCCTTTCATAAGCCTCTATAGCTACATCCTTATCTAGTAGGAAGCATTCAGTCATACCACTCCATTTCTTACCTTCACAGCTAATCTTGTCATCTACAAACTCCTGGTGTAAGCTAGTCTCCTTAGTAAATACATCATCCACTTCCCTATCTCTCACTATTTTGATAATCGGTGTACATCTATAGCAATCGAAGTAACTACTAATAATCTGTAGCATTCTATCCTTACTACTATGCCCACTGGCCTTACCGAATTTGTACGCAGGTTTATCATAACCTTCCACATGTATCTCCATTAGGTACAATCGCTGTACCTTCTCCTTACCTAGGTTCCTACTTACATTGAACTTCATTATCTGTGTATTCTGATAAGTGTAGTTACTTCTTCTACCAGATTATGCGGTACTATCATCTCATAACCATCATCTTCTGCACGTGTTGGTACTATACCTAGGGCGTGTAACTTAGCTGACAGCATAGCCCATCTTTCTTCGTACGTATCCTGTATACTATAGCGACTAGGACAAAATGTAAGCTTCTGAGGCTCTTCATTATATTCTGCAATATGTTTAGCTATTCTAGCACTTAAGTACTGTGTCTTATTGCTTTTAGGTGCAACCACTACTGACCTAATCTCTTTATGTCTTATCGTAGTTGTTAGGATGTCATCTGTATTAAACATGAACCCTTCGTAGTTACCTAGGTACACAACACCGCTTTCAGTGTATACTACAAACCCGGTACCATCTTCTAGCTCCTCTACCACTCTATATTCTACGAACTCACTAGTAGTTATCACTACATCCTCTATAGCTAGGTCTACCATTATTGGTAACCCTAGTAACTCTTTTGTCTTATTCTTTATTAACTTTATCATATTATACCTTATTATTTTTCTTCTACTTTAAACTTGTAGTTAGCCAGCTCCGCATATTTCATCCTAGTTGCTATGTTATCTGTAGTTATATTATCCATCGCAACTGAAGTGTAGTACCATGCCTTACCTGCTTCTGTCTTTATATACGCATCGGATGACCATTCTACTTTATTGCTAGTATCTTCAGTGACGTTCATCTCTTCAGTCGTCTTAATGATCTTAGCTATACCAGTTACCTTGTTAGTTGTAATGGTTATACCTTTAGTACTGTCGTACACTTTTATACTATTACCGTTAAACAACGGATCTATGTACTCCGGTCTATGCTTAGCTATGTACACTGCGTTCTGTAGTGTCCTGTGACCTACTGCCCATTGTTTGGCTATGTCACTTTGCTTACCTTTGGTAGTCTGGTATTGTTTTAATGCACTCATTACTTTCTGCGTATCTGTTAGGTTCCTTCTAGTATTGAGGCTCTTTACAATCTTAGCCACAGTAGCGTAATCTAGTTCTGGACTTAGTACTCTAGTTGTTATAAGAGTATCGGTAGCTACGCAAGCTATCTGTCTGCATCTACCATCTACAACCTTCTCTCCAGTACCGTCATCCCACAGTACAATATCATCCTGCAGCCCGTTAGCTCTTATATCTTCAGTGAGTGCTAGTTGTTCCGCTTCGCTGGCTAGTGCTACTATACCAGCTAATTCGTGTATCTCGTATGTCATTTATACTCCTTATGCGTATATTATACGTTAATTGTGCTTAATAAATACTTAACCGCATAAATGCGTACTTGTATTCGGTAGCTTTGTTATATATAACTATCTATATGTTGTGCGTAGTTAGTCTCAGGTACGTATAAATGCGTATTTAACTTAAACGAAGCTTAGCCTCATGTGTGGTATTTTTATATTTTTGCGTAGAGGGTCAGTATAGGGTTTGTGGGACTTATTCCGATATAGGCCCCCGGTACTTTGATAGAAGGTACCATATATTTTATAGTGCCTGTTTAAATAACTATACAGCTTAGGCAACTGTACCACATAACAAGGAGAGTATGATGGAAGCAATAGCGATAGTAGTGATATGTATAGTAGGTATCTGGTTAACAAGTAGTAAGTCAGAGAGAGGCCAATGGTCTGACTGGAAGCTGTAATGCAACAACGGTACACACTTAAAGAGTTAAAGATACAGGAGATACACAGGTTGATAGATGACCTAGCTACTCCTATCGTAGAGGTACCTAAAGCTAAGCCTACATTCGTAAGCTATAAGCTAGAGGTAAAGCAGAGATGTACTAAGACAGAACAGGCTATAGCAGCTTATACTTCTTAGTATTGGTTACCTAGTACACAGGGATAAGGTGTACACATAAGAGAGCAGAGTACTCTCAATCGTTCTGAGGAGGACAAGAAGATGGAATTATTAATTATAGCAGTAGTAGTAGTGATAGGTTACTTTATGGTAGTACACGGTTTAAACTTAGTAGGTGCAGCCAAAGAGACAGGTAAAGTAGTAGCTAGAGGTGTAGCAGAAGTTCCTAATGCAACTAGATGGGTAGCAGAAGAAGCTAAACTACAAAACAAAGAATACAAAGTTCAGGTAGAGACAATGGGTGATGAGTACAAAGCATCGTATAAAGAAGCTTATACTAAACAAAGAAGGGAATCAAATGTTAGATATAAAGATGCATTCAAAGTCCAAAAGGCTAGACACGCTGAGTTAGACAAAGCTATGGCTGACCTAGACATTAAGTAGTATTCACACAGCCCATCTATAAGAGAGTAGGTGGGTTGCAGTGAGCGCTATTAAATTAGACTCAAATTAAAACAAAAAGGAGACTGCTTGTTACAGTTGAATTGTGAAAATGCTGATCATCAACAGTATCACACTAGATGTCACCTGGCTTATAGGATGAAGCAATCCTGACCGAAGGGAAGGGTAGCTTCAAGCAGTACTATCAATCAAGTAGTACAGTACTACTACACAAGTCAACAGCATCGTACTACATTATATGTAGTAACAATCACAACTACACAACTACAACATAGGACATTGTAGCAACAAGCAATCGTAGTAACAAAGAGTTGACCGTAACGTCATAAAACTATGTATGTACCACTGGTACAGCTAACGGGGTCATTCCCACATATTAAGGAGAAAAAGATGACAAATACTACAAACAACAACGGAACAACAATAAGCAACGAAGTAAAACAAACAAGACTAGAAACAAGTATGTCAATGGCAGCATTAGACGCCCTAATTAGAACTACTGTAGAAGCTACAGACATAAGTTCATTGGTTAACAAGTATGAACAGTACATGATGAAGCTGGAGGAAGTAGAGAGTAAGTATAAAGACTTCCACATGCAATTACTTACAAGTATCGTACCAGAAAAAGCTATAACTACACTACTAAGAGTTCTTATAAAAGAAGGGGTAACAGCGTACTCTTACATAGATAGAAATGTGGTAGCGTCTAAAGTTGGTAAAAAGTTACTTCCAAAGTCTGCTAAGAAGGGCTCTGCTGTTAATAGACAAATTGCTGCACTGAGTTTAGGATTAAACCTTGTAAATATTGCTGCAAGCATGAATCTTGCGAGCTATAGGGGGATTATTAACGCCGAGAAGCACAATATTAGTTCCCTTGAAATAAATCCTAACTTAATCCCACATACACTAACGCACGCTGCTCAGCAAGTAAGAGCAAACACTATCATGCTATGCAAACCAATTCCACACACTACTAAAAAGCAAGGTGGTATGATTACAGCAGGTAAAACAATGCTTAACAGCTCTGGTTTTAATAGCGTTAAACTACAGTCACAGTCTACTTGTGACGCTATGAACGCTTTACAAGATGTAGCCTACGAGTTACGAACAAACCTTACTGAAGAAGTACTTGTACAGTACACATCAGAGGATAAATGGTTCAACGAAGATGGTCAGTTCATGCAAGGTGAATGGAATAAGTTAATAGCAGACGTTAAGCTAGCTAAAGAAGGTCCATTTTACTTTGCTGTATCAGCAGATGACAGAGGTAGACTATATGAGTTAAGTGCATACTTAAAATACCAAGGAGACAAGTTCCAAAAGTCTATGCTAGAGTTTAGCAAGAAAGAACATTGTACAGATGAGGGTCTTACATACTTAGCTATTGCTATATGTAATGAGTTGCATGACGATAAGATATCGTTTAACGATGCTGTGGAGTGGATAGATGCTAGAGAGATTACGGAGTTAAGAGAATTAACTAAAGGTAACCCAATCGCAACTACATTAGTAGCCGACTATTGTGATGCACTACAAGGTAAAGCTATAGGTACTATAACACACTGGGATGCAACAAACTCAGGATTACAGTTCTATTCACTTATAGGTGCAGATAGACAAACAGCTAGCTTATGTAATGTATTCGATACAGGTTCTATAGCAGATGCATACAAAGCACTTGCAGTAGCACTTAACAAAGCAACAGACACAGACTCGTTTAACAGAAGTAATGTAAAGAATGCCTTTATGGTATTCCTATACGGTTCTATGGCTAAGAATATCCTATTTAAAATAGAAGATAAGAAGAATGGAGTTACTGCAGGTATTGCAGAATTCTTTCCTGAAGACTGGTCAGAAGAAGCTATGTGGACTACATTTACAGAAGCAATGGAAGCTATTGCACCAGCAGCTATCAAGCTAATGAACCTTATGTATACATATAATACTGAAGGTACTACAAAGTTCCAATGGACTATGCCTGATGGTTTCAAAGTAGAGACTACTTCAGTAGTATCATACTCTGGTACAGAAGATGATGATAAGAACAAGCAAATCAAAGGTTGGTTCATAGACCTAAAAGGTAAGACACATGAAGGTAGTGCATCAATCAAGCTAGAAGAGTACGCTAAGTTTAGTAGATCTCTAGCTCCTAACATTATCCATTCTATAGATAGCTACTTTGGTAGGGAAGTGATTAGAAGATGTGCTAGTGAAGGTATTGAAGTATCATTCATTCATGATTCATTCGGTGTACACCCAAACAACTCTGCAAGACTACATGAGATTGCTAGAGAAGTTGCTATAATGATATTAGAGTCTAACTTACTTGAAGACATCCTAATGGAGCTAAATCCTGTACAAACACAATGGAACATCAAGAAAGGTAAGCTTGCTAAAGGCACACTTACTACGGCTGATATTAATAATTCTTCGTACATCTTAAGATAAGGTGTGCGTTATGATAAATAATATAATACCAATTGGTTGGGATAGTGCAGCAATAGGGGCAGTATGCTCACTTACATGGTGTGTAATATGGTACAAGTCAGTACAAAAGAGTAAAGAGGTGACGTCCTTAAAGAAGTCATCTCCTTCCCCAGAACAACTACTAAAATGGTCAGTATGGAGGTACCAAAAGTCGATCATGCCTAAGTACCCTAAAAGAAATCAAGACTATTGTAGTCATATATGGGCTGGATCAAGATGTGCACTATGTGGAAAATACTATAAAAAGGATAAATAATGAAAACAATCATAACAGACATAGAAACATTCACATTAGTAAACGAAGAAGCTTTAGATGATCTGTGGCTAGATCAGTTAGATCAACCTCAAGATGATATATTAACATTTGATGAGCTAGTAGAGCAAGTCTTTCTTACCCAAAACAGAACAGCTATGATGTTCGTAGATATAGACTGGGAACACTAGGTAACATATACGCAGGACTCCTAACCGAGTCTTGTACTATGTGTTTGTTACTAAGTACCGCATAATGGCGGCTAGTACATTAGGACACAGAACATGGCGATGTATACACGCAATATTTCTACCGGAAGGTCTCACCGACTTTTCTCGCCCAAGCTTTACACCGAACGTGGCCGGTGCTTTATGATAGTAGGTAACTACTAAAAATTAAAACAAAAGGAATAAAATGGATGGCATAGACCTAGACAAAATCGCAGCTGGAGTTAACCCAAGTGGATTAAACCCGGAAATTGAAAAGAAAGCGGAAGAATACGCAAAAAGAGACTGGCAGATGTCGGTAAAGCCGATGCTAGATGTAGTGTTTACAGGGAACGATGAGCTACCTGTAGAAACAATTGCAGACTTGCAAAACGCCTTATTTCAACATAAGTACGATGTACTAGTTGCATCAGATGAAAAGAAAGAAGCCGCTAAAGCTAACAAGCTTAGATGGTAAACCCTAAAGGAGCAGGTATGTACTTGCCTGTTCTTTTAACTATATATATGAGTAGCCGCGTCCTCCTTAACAGCCTTACTCTCTGGGCTGGTGGCTACTTATATATGTAGTTAAGACTACAAGATTTTAAACTAAAGGATATACTATGGATACAATGAGTGCATTTGCAAATGGTCAAGCAAATAGAGGTAAAGAACTGATGGTGTTTGACTGGCATAAAGCTGCTAAGCTGATTAAAGAATCAGGTGCTAAGGAAGCTTCCGCAGGGCTAGCAGGAGATTGGGAATACACCGGTGGTACTATCCTAGAAGATGGTAAACCTATGAACGGTGGAGCTTATCTAGCCTCTACATGGGCTACTCCTGAGATTGAAATCGATGGAGAAAAACAAGACTGCTTTATTATGCAAAGTGAGCAACCTACATGGGACGCTGGAACAAACTGGCCAGAAGGCGTAAGTATACAATAAAACTAAAAAGAAAAGGATATAAAATGTTAGGAAAATTATTTACAGGTGCGCTTGAGTACACATCACAAGCAGTAGGTGAGCTTGCTCATCAAACAGGAAAAGTATACGACATAGTAATTGATGAAGTCGTAGAATTAAAAGATGCTGTAGTTAACAGCACAGACACAATCACTAAAGGTTACGATGAAGAGTTATTCTCATCTGACGCACAAGTTGCTCCGAAAGAAGCTGAAACCCATTCTACTATCGAAGTAGTTGACAATGGTGATAACACAGAATCAACCGTAGTTGATGGTGATGTAGTTACTACTGTACAGAAACCAAAGTTCGTATAGATGACCTGGCGTACTAGGCTGTGGTATGTATCCATACTAGTAGTTCTAGTCGCAGGAGCTATGTTTCCTCCTTTTTGGCTATTACTACTACTAGCTACTATAGTAGATAAACAGGAAGAAACTAAAAGAAACAACAAAGAAGCCTTCAAGCAAGCTAACTCGCAAGTCTCTGATGACTATGATGTAGCTATGTTTCGAGCAGACAAGAAAGACTACATGGATGGACCTATCTGGAACAGAAAGCGTAAAGCTCGTCTTAAGTTAGACCGCTATACATGTCAATCATGTGGAGCTACTGATGTACCTCTTCATGTCCACCACACAGGCGGCTATGTTGATATTCCAAATGAGTCACTAACTTGGTTAGTCTCTCTTTGTGAAGCTTGTCATACAAAACAGCACGAGCACTACGGCTATCCTTCTACTATGAAGGGTTACAACGAGTGGAACGCACCACTAATCTAAGGAGACATAATGACAACTATAGCAGTAATGGGTATCGTAACGTTTTTGAACTTACTGATACTTAAAGTTAAATTTGAAAATGACAGGATACCTGACCTAATACTTGACGTATGTGGGTTACTAGTACTTGTTTATATATTTGGAGGTACGTTAGGTGGCTCTTTAGTCGCTATGATAGCGTCATTGCTTTTATCAATCTATCTTTGGTTCTTCCCGCCTAAACTAATGGCTTAGGAGATACTATGATGTATACACCAAATAACAACTCTTCTGACTTCTTTCATATACTAGCTGACGTACTTGAAGCTAGAGAAGCGGAGTACGAAGCACAGCAGCGTTACATCAAATTTTGTAATGAGCAAACCGCTCAATACTACAGTAAAAAGAATCGTATCAGGTTCAAACTAAAAAGGAAAAGACATGCAAGGTAAATCATACTACGACAAGTTAGGCAAGATGTCTACAAAACAACTCAAAGCAGCTCTTAAAACAAAGAGTGGTATCCGTAGAAATCCTTCTGTAGCTGACATCAGAGCAGCCATAAGTGAGCAAGACATTACAGGCTGCTACTCACATAAGCAGCACAGGAGTATATCATGATACGTTTACTATCAGGTACTGTACTCATGTTAATGGCGATGACTATGGGCGATCTACACATAGCCCTTACAGGGGATGTAACTTTAGCACAAGTAGCTACCCGTCTTGAGCATGTTAGTGTCTTTTTACTTGGACTATTTTTATTTGTAACAGGTGTAGAGAAAATGGCACTAACCTCCGTAGAATCCACTACAACAAACTAGTCTATACGTGGCTATGAACAACTACTCTCTATTTACATAGGTACGAACTTGGCATAGTCCGTATCTTACTTTACATTTAAGTAACTACTTTAGTTATTTATATGTGACGTAATATGAAAAAACATACACGACTCGAAATTATATACCTCTACTTTTACATACACTACAAGGAGCAAATTATGCCTAAAATTACACAATGCAGAGACCACAATAAACCACGCAAAGTATATCCACCTAAAGTGGTTAAGCCTATACCTACTACTAGTAGACTACCTGATGTACCTACTAAACTTAAGCGTACTGGCAAAATTAAGATTACCAAAAAGCTTGATGTATTAGCTTCTAAGAAGCTTACTCTGAAACAGCTACTGTCATGAAAACTGGTCTACCAACTAAAGTAGCTACTCATGTCATCAATTATGGTTACATTGAAAAGCTTACTTGGGAAAAGTGCGACTACCGTCCATAGGTAGTCTACATATGCTGAAGAGCCTTGTACTAACTCACTACTGACAAATTACAAAAAATAAGGCACTATACAAATGAAATTTTCAAATCTATTTATACCAACAACAAAAGAAACACCATCAGATGCGATATTACCGTCACATCAGTTTTTACTAAGAGCTGGATTTATCAATCAGCAAGGGGCTGGTCTTTATAACTATTTAC